AAAATTCGTGGGAGAAAGAGTTTGATGAGAATTTTGATATGTATAATCCAATTCACGATGACGGAACAAAAATTCCCATATGGAGTGGGTCAGATTTTGAAAACATTAAATCCTTTATTCGCCAACTCCTCATTCAAGAAAAAGAAAAGTTAATCCACGACCACAAAATTTTAGTTAATACTATTTTAGAAAAAAAGAAGCAAGAAATAGAAAATTTAGAAAAAGAGAATAAAGAGTTTAAGGAAAGAGAAACAGAGGGAAAGAATAGCAAAGGAAAATGGATTAAAACCCTATGAAAAAATCTGTATGGAAAATTAAAAAGGTTTGCGGAAATTGCGGAAAGCCCTTTGTTCCCGATAAAGAAGCGATGATTTTCGGAACGAAAAAATGGGATGGGCACACCTATAAATATAATTGCGATTGTCTGAAAAATAAGAATATAAGAATTTCTATTTTTTAGACAATTAATATTATAAGAGGATATATGAAAAAAATTATTGAAGTTTATATTTGCGATAATTGCGGAAAAGAATTAAGCGGTAAAAAGATTGCTAAAAAACATTTAAGTATTAGTATTAGCGATTATTCGGGTTGGGTTGGAAGGATTAAAGAAGGAGCGTTATATCGGTGGAAACATTTGAGAAAACTTGTTGGAATTAAGCAATTTTGTGATGGCAAATGTTTAGGCGAGTATTTTGATAAATTAAAAGATGAAAAATAAAAACCAAGCGGATAAATATGAGGTCGTCCCGCTTGAAAGAATAAGAATTAATTCAATTCAACTATATGACAAAGAAACAAACAATAGCAAAAATTAAAAAAGAAATGCCAGAAATAAATTATGAGAAAGTATATCAATATAACCCTTGTACCTATCTTCTTTTACATAAAGCATTTGAGGAAGAAGGAATGAAATTAAAAAAAGGAGATAAAGTAATTCCTACTAAATGGGCTATTCAAAACGGAGTTTGTAAAGAAAAAGATAAAGGAATTGTGGTGGGATTTGGGAGAAACCTTTCTTCAATAAGAATAAAGAAAAATAACTTAAAAACAATTTCTTCTTATTGGTTAGGTTTTTGGAGATTAAATGATGAAAAATAACAATCAAAAAGAAAATTGGCTTGAAGAATTTAGAAAATGGTATAAGAAAGAAGCGCTTTTAGCGGTTGCTTGGGCTGTTCCATTAGAAAAAATAGAGACAAAAATAAATGAACTTCTTACCGCCGAAAGAGAAAAATGGCTAAAAGAAGAAATAAAAAAGGATTATGAAAAAAAAGAAATCCAATAAGTCCGATACTATAAAAAAAAGAATTAAAAAAAACCAAAAAGAATGGTTGGAGGCCTTTAAAACGCAATGGACAATTACTGGTGCTTGTAGAAGAATAGGAATTAATCCGGACACTTATTATGAGTGGGCTAAAAAATATCCAGAATTTAAAAAAAGAAAAGAAGAAATAGAAAAAGAACAGATAGATTTTGTAGAAGCTAAATTATACGAAGCAATCAATGAAAAAAATCTGGGAGCGATTATCTTTTTTCTTAAATGTCGGGGTGGGGAAAAATGGAAAGAGAGAACAGTTCAGAAATTAGAAGGTGAAATTAAAACTAAATTTGAATTGACAGATGAACAATTTAAACAAATTATTGGAAGAATTATCAGAAGAGGAGAAAGAATTAATAACAGTTAAAGAAGCAAAAGAGAATTTAATTGATTTTGCTAATGGCGTTGATAAGAAATATCAAGCAAATTGGCACCATGAACTAATAGCCGCAAAGCTTCAAGAAGCTTACGAAAATGTAAAAGCGGGGAAAAGAGCAAGGATTATATTGGAACTTCCGCCCCGGCACGGAAAAAGTAATTTAGCTTCGATAAAATTTCCAGCGTGGATTTTAGGAAAAAATCCAGATTGGCAAATAATTGTAGTAAGTTATTCGCAAGATTTGGCGACTGATTTTGGATTAGAAACGAGAGATTTAGTAAATAGTAATAATTATCAGATAATTTTTAAAACAAGATTAAGACCAGATACTCAGGCAAAATCGAAATGGTTAACAAAAGAAAATGGCGGCTACACAGCAGTGGGAATTGGTGGGCCAATTGTAGGAAGAGGATTTAATATCGGAATTATTGACGACCCAATAAAAAATAAAGAAGAAGCGGAAAGCTTAACAATTAGAGAAAGAAATTGGAAATGGTATCTTTCAACTTTCTTGACAAGAGAAGATGGAAATGGGGCAATAATAGTTATTATAAACAGATGGCACGATGACGATTTAGTGGGCCGAATATTAAAAGCTGAAAAAGAAAGAGGAATTAAAGAATGGGAAGTAATTAAATTTCCAGCTATTGCCGAAGAAGATGAGGAATTTAGAAAAAAAGGAGAAGCACTTTGGGAAAAGAAATTTCCGTTAAGTATTCTCGAAAAAAGAAAAGCGGAATTGGGCCCATATGATTGGTCGGGATTATATCAGCAGGACCCAGTGTTTGAAGAGCAAAGAGAATTTAAAAAAGAATGGTTCAAATATAGAAAATTAGATGAAATTGAAAAATTAGACACAAGAAGATTTGTAACAATTGATCCAGCAGGCGCTTTAAGAGATAAATCAGATTATATCGGAGTAACAATAAATTATGTTGACAGCGAGAATAATTGGAATTTAAAAGCATTTCGGGTTAAAATGAATTCAATGGAACTAATCAACTTGATTTTTAAGCTTTATCAAGATATAAGATTTGAAAAGATAGGGATTGAAGAAGGTGCTTATAAAACTACTTTACAGCCATTTTTAGAAGAAGAAATGAGAAAACGGGGATTGTTTTTTAGAGTAGAGGAATTAAAACATCGGCAACAAGAAAAAACTTTAAGAATTCGGGGACTTATTCCGAGATATAGTTCAAATTCAATTTTTCATATCGAAGATTTTTCTTCCGATTTAGAAGAGGAATTAATTAGATTTCCAAAAGGAATGATAGATGATACGGCTGATGCTTGTGCTTATCAATTACAAATTGCTGAAAAACCAGAAAGAGCTGCGAGTGAAGAATTCTTGAGAATTCAAAAGATTAGAGAAAGAAGAAAAAAGTTTGAGTTATTATGAACAATGAAGAAAAAAATCAACCAACCCGTGATTTTGAAGAAATTTTTGAAGAATGGCATAATGAAGAGGAAAGAGAGCGACGAAGAATTGAAAGAAAACGAGAAGAAAAAATTAAAGAAAAAGAGAAAGATGTAGGACTTTAAAAATTGTTTGACAAATTTTTTGAGTCTATGCTAAAATAAAAAGACGCTATGAAAATCTTTTCAATTTTAGAAAACGAGATAAATAATTATCTACAAGGAGAAGTGCCGATTTCCGAAGGATACAATTTTAGTCAGCATAAAATAACTAAAAGAATAATACTTTATTTAAACGGCATTTATCCTGAAGGCAAACTTGATAGCCAAGGAGATTATAAATACTGGTTCGATATTATCACACCAAGAATTAATAATGAAGTTAAAAATATTGATTTTGATACAAAAGATATTCTGTTTTATTCGGAACAAAAAAAAGATATTTTTCCAATTCTTCTTTTAAATGCTAACTTAAAAGAATGGCTGAGAGAAACAGGTCAAGCAGAGGAAATCAATGAAGCTGTAGAAGAAGGGTCAGCTTTGGGAAATATAGTTTTTAAGAAAGTTAATGAAAGATATGAAAGAGTAGATTTAAAGAACTTCTTTGTTATTAATCAAACAGCCAAAAATTTAGAAGAAACACCGGTAATTGAAAGACATATTTTAACTCAATCAGAGTTAAGAGCCAAAAAGAATATTTGGGAAAATGTCGATGAAGTAATAAAAAATTGTGCCAATAAATATTTTTCAGCTACTTTAAAAACAAATATAGAAGTTAAAGAAACTCCTTATTATGAGATTTTTGAAAGAAATGGAGAGGTAGATGAAGCTACTTTATTTGAAGCTCAAGGAAAAGAAGGTGGAAATAGAGATAAATATATTTTAGCAAAAATCATTGTAGCTGGATTAAAAAAAGGGCAAGTAGCAAAAAGTTGTGTTCTTTATGCCGATGAAATTTCAAAAATACCTTACAAGGAATATCATCGGGAAAGTTACACTGGCCGCTGGTTTAGAAAAGGAATTGTCGAAATTTTAATGGACATTCAAACCAGAGCCAATGAAATTGGTAATCAAATTGCCAAAGGTTTAGCTTGGGCTTCAAAAACTATTTTTAGGAGTGCTGATAGGCTGATTGTCCAGAATATTCTAACCGATATGGAAAGCGGAGATATTATTAAGACAACCGATTTATCTCAAATTCCAGTAAGAATGCAAGGATTAGACCAATTAATTGCCGATTGGAATAGATTGATGGACTTAGCTGATAAATTGTGCCATTCTTATGACATAGCCAGAGGAGAAACAATGCCAGCTGGCACCCCATTTAGATTAGGAGCAATTTTAAATATCAATGTGTCAAAATTTTTTGATTTTATTAGGGAAAAATTAGGAATAGTTATCGAAAATATTTTTCAAGAGTGGATTTTACCTGAACTGATAAAAGATTTAAAGAAAAAAGATGTTTTAAGATTAACTGGCAATAGTGAATACTTAACAAAATATTATGAGATGTGCGTTAATGCTTGGTATGTAAGAAATCTAATTGCTTTGGGCCCGCATTCGGCCGAAGAAGCTGAACTCGTAAAAAGCCGAAAACTTGAGGAAATTTCTAAACAACCAGAAGCTTTAGTTAAACTTGAAAAAGGATTGTTTGATAATGTAAAACCAAGAGTAAAAGTGATAATTACGGGTGAGAATGTAAATATTACTGCCGAATTGGAAACTCTATATTCTTTTATTCAATTAGAACAAGACCCAGTGAGACGACAAGCCTTAATTGAAATGGCAATGGCTAAAAAAGGAATTGACATTTCAATGTTGCCAAAAACCGAAGTAGAAATGTTAAGTGCAATGGGCCCAGCATCAACAACAGGAGGCAAAGCGATAAAGAGAACTTTACCCTTACCAGTTTAATATGAGAATTTTTACTCCTTTAAAAGATTTTTTGAGCACAACGGCAAAAATGAAAAGATGGCAAAAAGCAGAAGAACTTAAAAAAGAAACGGAAAAATTATATAATGAAAATCCTATTTTAACAAAAGCTCAAAAAGAGGACATCTGGAAAATAAGGGGAGAGTATGCCGAAAAGGCAAGAGAGCTAATGATTAAATATCTAAAGCTCGAGGTCGATTGCCTTAAAAATCAAAAACTTAAATTGCAAAAATAAAAAAATGCCAAAGAAAAAAAAGAGAGGTTGGGTTCCTGGTTTCACGAGAAAAAGAGGGATAAGAGTTAAGGGTCATGCTCGCCGAAGACCAACATTAACAGCCGGAGAAAGAGGAAGAAGGGCCAGAGTAGCTCGAGGAAGATTATTACC